CTACTATCGCACCGCTATTCGACGCCGCCGATACTAAGACGCGAAAATGCCACGCTACAGGAGGTCCAGAGCGCGGAAGCCGCTCAGCCGGTCCACGCGAAAGAAGATCCTCGACGTCACGACACGCAAAAAGCAAGATAACATGATGCTTGAGAATTACGTGACAGCTGAAGATCCGTATTCCACTACCGGCACTCGGCTCCCCGCAGTCCTCCGCGGCAATTTCAGTGGACCTACCACTAATGACAATCTATTGGATCGCACACCCTATGCGTTCTTGTGGTGCGCAACTGCCCGCGCTATGGTCCAGTCCGTTACGGCAGTGGGTGGCCGCAACGTCATCGACCCATACATGGTGGGGTTACGAGAGAACATCGAGATCCAAGTCACGAATGGTGTACCTTGGCAATGGCGTCGCATATGCTTCCGCACTAAACGCGATATGACCCAAGTCCTCGGTACCACTTCCAATAGTGGTTATTATACCCCCAGCTCCGATGGTAGTGCTCGTCGCACGGTCTCCACTCTTCCAGGCAACCGCAATGCCGGTCAACAATATGCACTGTATGAGCTTCTGTTCCAAGGACAGAACGCCACTGATTGGGTGGATCCAATGGTCGCGAAGATTGACACTGCTCGTATTACTATTGTTTCTGATACTATCAAAACACTGTCTTCCGGCAACGATTCCGGCATCATTCGGAAGTTCAAGAGGTGGTACCCCATGCACAAAACACTCGTGTACAACGGTGATGAGTCAGGCTCTGGTATCATAAGTTCAGATTTTTCGACGGCGGACCCACCAGGCATGGGTGATTTCTATGTGGTAGATTTGTTCAGAGCTAGATATGGCGCACCGGCGAATGCGGTTTTGACTTTCAGCCCCCAAGCTACTCTGTATTGGCACGAAAAATAGGCTCCTGCAGCTCAACAAAAATACAGTTTGCTTCCAACCATGCAATGTCCTCGTAAATAAGATCGACGCGTCCTTTAGGCGTCCGATCCGTGATGTCTGCCTTAAGCTGGTCCCTCGGATCAGAATTGGCCAACCAAATGCAAGGCTTGCCCCACTTCATCTGCACTGGATCCCTGTACATCTTTTTGACTGTGACTAGTGCCTGCGCCCCGAACCATTCTTTGAAGGAGGGGAACATTGGCAGTCCTCCTCGCATGTCATCAAAGACCGCATACGATGCTCCAGGACTGTCTCGAAGAAGTATAGCTCCTGACAACATTCCCATGATGTACACGTGTGGTCCGAGAGATCTAGCCCACAGTGTTTTGCCAAGTCGTGAAGGACCATAGAGTACAAGGCTCCTGCTTCTGCCTGCTTAGTCAGCATTGCACTACTGTAAACATCGAGGCGTCCGACCCGCGGAGCGTGGTCGTGACTGGCCGTAGCACTGCGTAGATCATACCCTACCTAAGATCTGTTCCGGGACCCCCCGAGCTTGCGAGGGAGGGGGTGCGTTTACCTTCTACTGGATCGTCTCCAAGAGACTCTCTTCTCCACTCATCCAACTGAGGTACCATTCCCAACTCAAACCTGAGCCCATTGGGACCCACATAGGGTTCTCGGTCCTCGGCAAAGTAGATGTCGGCGTATCGGCAGACCTCTTGATGCTTGAGCACAAAGCTCTTTGGATCCAGTTGCCGAACAAGGTCAAGAAACTCCTCTCTACTTTCTGCGCAGACAATTTCGCGCCATGGATTCGGAGCTTTAGGAAGTCCACTTGTGCCCGGCCTCCCCAACCCGCCTGCAACAACGTTTCCGTCTTTTGTCGCATAGTCCCAACCGCCCTCTGGACGGCCTTTAGATGGGACAATGTTCGGGTGATGGCCTCCAACATCAAAGTAATCTCCTCGTCGGGATTGCTTCTTTCGGCCGAAATCAACGAAAACGTGGAGATGAGTACCTCCATCAGCGTGATCTTCTCGTCCGATGATACACTCTGCTCCAAGGCCTGAAATATGGTCCAAAACGGCCCACTCAGAAAGCTCTCCAGATTGAGGGTAAGTGAGGAGGACATAACGAGCTGAAAAGTGGAAGGCTGACATGTAACCGGGAGTCACCTGGGCAAAACTAATGTTATAGCCCAGGTGACGGGTGACACCCGTCTCCTTATAAATAGGAGGCCGTTTACCCCGCACCCCAACAAAAATGAATGATGCCCTACCTCCGCCGCCCAAGCTACGGACGACGCCCAACGTATCGCCGACAATCCGCCCGACCTACCTATCGCAGGACTTCGTACGCGCGTCCTCGCTACTATCGCACCGCTATTCGACGCCGCCGATACTAAGACGCGAAAATGCCACGCTACAGGAGGTCCAGAGCGCGGAAGCCGCTCAGCCGGTCCACGCGAAAGAAGATCCTCGACGTCACG